ATTTCTTCTGGCACCCAAAAGAAGCCACGTGCCTCTTGTTCAAACTTGGCCAGCTTGTTGTACTTGACTTCTTCAAAACGCTGAATGGTCACAGGGCCAGCAGGATCCAAGAACATCTTGCGCTGGAGATAGTCTGTTTTGGTTTTTAAGTTGTATTGTTGTTTACTCATGATATCACCAGTGTCGTATTGTATTTGCTATAATAAAGCAACAGGTTATCACATGTATTATAACCCAAAAAGTTTTAAGCCACAAGGCTATTCGAGCTTCTCGAAGTGTCAAAATGGGCACATCGGGACGATCATGATCGTCCTTGCCCATTAAGTGGCCAGTGGCCCTGGCCCAGATCTTTTCAAGACTGTTCATGTGCTATCTTTTTCTGCAAGTAGCTGAGTAGCAAACCGTAGGCAGGAAGGATAACAACCAAACTTACAACGAGTTTGCTGATGCTGTTGTTTGTGGCAACAACGTGCCAGTTAGCAGCCATGAACTCATTGGCGCCTCGGTAGAAGGCTGTGAAGAAGAATGCATAGGTATCAATAAATGTTGACGCCACTGCACTCAGTGTAGGTGCAATCCACCAAGTCTGATACTTTTCACGGAAGTATTGGAACACATAAACATCCAGCAAGTTACTGATAAAATATGCAACACCAGACCCAAGGCCAATGCGAAATGCAACTGACTCTGGTGCACCACCTGCCAGCACAACCAACATAGAGACAATAACGGCAGGAATAAATGCCAAGGTAATAACTGCGCGGCCTGTTTGCTTGCCTAACATTCGCACTGTTAAGTCAGTAAGCACAACTACCAATGGGAAAGTAAATGCTGCCACAGACAGTGGGTTTCCTGCAATGTCAATCTTGAATTGAACAATGTAGTTGCTAATTGCAATGATAATGATGTGAGCCAGCATCAGTTTATAGGCCAGGGCACGGTCAACGCCGTTGAGAAGTTTATCTAACATGTGTTTCCTTGATTAATGGAACTGATCTGACTCAGTTGAGGTTTTATTAGCCACTGTTGATGTAGCACCAACAGCTTCACTAATGAGGTCAAAGTAACCAACGCCAACCTCACGCTGATGTTTGACTGTGGTAAATCCGCGTTCTTGTGCGGCAAATTCTCTTTGTTGCATTTCTGAGTAACCAGCCATGCCACGTTGACGGTAAGCTTCAGCAAGTTCAAAGGTAGCAAGGTTTACTGAGTGGAAACCGGCTAGTGTAATGAACTGGAACTTGTAACCTAGCTCTCCTAGTTCGCGCTGGAAGCTTTCACATTCAGCTTCACTTAAAAACTTACGCCAATTAAAACTAGGACTGCAATTATAAGCAAGCATTTGGTCAGGATACTGTGCATGGATGGCGTCAGCAAACTTTCTAGCTTGTGCGATATCAGGCGTACTAGTTTCGAACCATAGGAGATCAGCGTAAGGGGCATAAGCAAGACCTCTGCTAATACAAGCATCAATACCGTTTTTAAATTTGTAAAAGCCTTCGTCAGTACGTTCATTGATAATAAAGTCCTTGTCCAATGGATCGTGATCCGATGTAATCAGTGTGGCACTCTCAGCATCTGTACGTGCCATAATAACTGTGTCAACTTCGGCGACATCAGCAGCCAGACGTGCGGCATTGAGGGTTCTAATCATTTGCGACGTTGGAACTAGAACCTTGCCACCCAAGTGGCCGCATTTCTTCTCACTCGCCAATTGATCTTCAAAGTGTACACCGGCAGCACCTGCTTCAATCATTGCTGCCATTAGTTCATATGCGTTCAATGCACCGCCGAAGCCGGCTTCTGCATCAGCTACAATTGGAAGGAAGTAGTCAGTAGAGCCGTTGCCTTCGCTGTGTTCAATTTGATCAGCACGGCGGAAAGCATTGTTGATACCTTTGACCACACGTGGTACCGAGTCCACTGGATACAAGCTCTGATCAGGATAGGTCTGGTTGCTGGTGTTGTTGGCAGCGGCAACTTGCCAGCCACTGAGGTAAATTGCTTTCAATCCAGCTTTGGCATGTTGAACTGCTTGTTGGCCGTTGTAGGCGCCCAATGTGTTGACATACGGCTCGTTTGCCAATAGCTCACGTAGCTTTGCAGCGCCGCGCTTGGCCAGCGTATGTTCAATCTGTACGCTGCCTTGGAGGCGACGAACTGTCTCTGGTGTGTAGTTGCGTTTTTTCATCAATGTCCTTAAAGTTTACAAGCTTCGCAATCAGCATCATCGTCCAACATCTCAATGTTGTTGGGAAGCTCGATTAATTCGTCATCCTTTTGCTTGGCACCCTGTTTGTTGATCAAGCTATAGTAGAAAGTCTTGATGCCCCAGTGGTGTGCCAACATAAGATTCTTGGCGATCAGTGTGGTGGGAACTTTGCGCTCTGGGAAGTGCGCTGGGTTGTAGAAAGTATTAGTCGAAATCGATTGATCTACATAGGCCTGCAACACTGCCGCAGTCTTAAGGTAACCAACGCAATCTTGTTGATTCCACATCAACTGATATTTGTTCTTGAGTTTTTGGTAGTCCGGAACTACCTGTGTGAGCGAACCGGCTTTGCTTTCCTTCACTGTGATCAAGCTCATGGGCATTTCAATACCGTTGGTAGAGTTGATTACTACAGAGCTAGACTCAACTGGGGCAATGGCCATCAGCGTAGCATTACGAACACCCCAGGCTCTCATTTCGGCACGTAGACCTTCCCAGTTCAGCTCGGGTGTGAAGTCTGCAAGCTCGTTTACGCCAGTGGCACGCCTCTCCCAAGGAAATACACCGCGGCCGTACCATGTCTTGTCGCTATCCTTACAGCGGCCACGTTCCTTCGCCAACTCCACTGTGGCTTCAGTGAGATAGAACGCTTGGTGCTCCATCCACGATTTGACCTCCGCCAAAGCATCTTTATCCCCGTACTGGAGACCACGGCGTGCGTGCCAGTAAGCAAGGTTAGTAACACCGATGCCGAGCGGCTGAATTTCGTCATTGCTGAGTTGACTCTGGATTGAGAGAAAGTCTTGGTAGTCCAGAATGTTACAGAGGCTGCGCTGAAGAATACGGCAAGCGCGGCGCATGTCCTCAGGATTACGGAAAGCGCCCCAGTTAATCGAGCCCAAGGTACAAAGGGCAATGCGTCCGTTATCGTCATCAAGCCTTTTAAAAGGTTTGGTAGGTAAGAGGATTTCACAGCAAAGGTTACTTTGGTAAATGGTATGATACTCAGGGTCAAACGGTCCTTGGCCCATGACATTGTCAATGAACACTAGATATATACGACCCGTGTCAGTCCTCTCCTTGAGTATTCCGGATTTGAAGACTTCTTCCGCAGACATAGACTTCTTGCGTAGATCACTTCGTGCCTCATACTTAACATAAAGAGTTTCAAAAAGCGCCGTGTCCCGATAAAATGCCTCGTAAAGGTCGGGGACCTCATTGGGATCAAAGAAAGTGATATTTTCTTTATTTTTAAATCTACGCCAAAAGAAAGAAGATAGCACCACGCCGTAGTCCATGTGTCGGACTCGCGTTTCTTCGGTTCCCTGATTGTTCTTGAGAACAATGAGATCATCGAACTGGTGATGCCATATGGGATAAAAAACTGTAGCACTAGCATTGCGAATACCGCCTTGCGAGCAGCTTCGCAAGTCTCCAAACCATTTCTTTAAAAAGGGAATCATGCCGGTGTGCATGATCTCGCCACCACGAATGGGGCTACCTAACGGGCGCAGGCGTCCAATCTCTAACCCAATGCCAGCTCGCTTGCTGGCATACTTGGCCATCATTTCACCGCTAGCAAAAATGCTATCAAGGTCGTCATCGCTCCGAATAAGAACACAGGATGAAAATTGCTTAGTGGGAGTACCAAGGCCTGCCAACACAGGAGTAGCCAGAGTAAAAAGACCATCACTCGCTGCGTTGTAATATTCTTTGATATAACGCATACGAGCTGAGTTAGGTTCTTCTTTGTGGAACACAGTAGCGGCAGCAACCATGTATCTAACTTGTGGAGTTTCATAGATTTCCTTGGTGGCCCGGTTACGAACAAGGTACTTTTCAATTAGCTGTTCTATGGCAGCATAACTGTATTGCTCGTCCTTGGTATGGTCAAGCATGTCATTCATCTTGTCCCAATCTTCTTCGCTGTACCACTCCAACAATTCGGGTGTATACAAACCTACTTCGATGTTGCGCTTGACAATTTCATACAAGTGCGGTGGCTCGTAACTGCCATACACATCTTTACGCAACATGCTCAGGCGCTGCTTGCCAGCAACATATTGGTAATTTGTGTGTCCAACGTCGGGATTGGATTCAACGTCAATCAAATCAACAATGGCTCTTAGGGTAATACCGTCAATTTCTTGAGTACTAATACCATCATAAAAGTGTAATTGTGCTTTGATCTCAATCATGCTCTGACTTACGTCAGCTATGCCCTGGCAAATTTTAGCTATTTGAGCTTGCCATTTTTCCAATGCCAGCGGCTCTCGGGCACCGCTGCGCTTCAAAACTGTAATCTGTTTCATGTTACCTTAATTGTAGTTTTATAGTCGCTAGATCTACGCTGTGTCGGGGTTTGTTTGTCCCTAGGTTGATATTTACAATCTCATCACTGTCGTAATTCAGTATATATTTCTTTCCTGCAACCAGGACTAAATTGTCGCCATCGACCTCGGCCAATACTGAATCCTGCAAATCATCACGATCCAGCATTGCAATAGTATACATTATTCCCAGCCCTCTTGCAAGGCTGCAATAGATATTGTCGTCCAAGAGCTGCCAGGGATCGGGCCATTCTGCCCGATCATCCCAGTGCAAATGGTAAGCTCGCCAGGGAGTTTGGAACCACCAAGAGTTGATGGAGTGTAGGGTTGTTTCTAAATCAGAAACAGAGGCTTGTTGTCTTAGATGATTCCAAGACGCAAGCCTTTCGGCGAAATTTTGAGGCCACATTAACCAAGTGTTGTAATTGAGTAGTGAATAGATCCGTCAACGCCAGTTGATGTTGCTGTATAACCAACGGTGACTGAACCCGTGTTGTCTGTTACAGTAAGTGTAACGCCAGTAGAAGAGTTTTCTACATAGTCATCAGTATATACAAATCCTGTGCCGCTTGCAACCGTTAATGTACCTGAACGATGTGCAGTATTTCTACGAATAGTATAATCAATTTTAAAGCAAGTGGCCAAGGTGCTACTGACAGTGACCAAGCTAACTGTGTTGTTGTCATCGATGACATCTTCAATGCCTGAACTTCTAGTATATGTTCCCAGATTAAGATTGTTGGCAATAGTTAAGTCTTGCACACCAGCTTGATAAAAAGTAATGCCACGGTTGTTCATGCCCATGGCAATTGCATTGGTGTCATTGAGTTCAATTCTTGGATACAACACACTCTGCGATGTGTTACGTCCAAACATATCACCAACGCTGGCGTTGTTAGAGCCCATGTCAATCACAGCAGTAGCTGGGTTGGCATAACCTTGGAAGTGGTTACCAACGTCATAGAAACTGTTGTAGGCCGAAATGTTCATGCTGACATTGTCAAACACAATGCCTTGGTTATAGATATTGTTGAATCTGTTTTGTGTAATACGAACACCAGTTGGGCCACCGTTGACTGGAGAGATATCTCCCAGTACAATGCCTTGGTGCAAGGTATCAAATACGCTATTGCTGAATGTAACACCTTCAATTTGCTGGTCAGTGTTGGTAGCATAGCTGAAGCCCGAGAACGAGCAGTTGTTGAACGTCACATCTCGGCAAATCAAACTCACAGTAGAACTCCAACGCACAGCAGCAATGTCTTCTGTGGCGGCATTGAGGTCAGCTTGAACCAAGGGGCCTTCAAATGCCACCGCATCAAAGTAACACTGGTTGGCATCTTCCACCAACAATGCATTGTTGTCAACGTTGGTTAAAAATTTAATGCCCGATACTTCAACGTTGCCTGGTGCCGAAGCACCGTTGGTGGTAATGTTGACATCAACTTGTTGTAGACTGTCAGCAGTTCTAACAATGTAACTTGGCAATGCTTCCACTGCCCAGTAAGTTGCATTGCTGATCAATGTACCAATAGGCACAGGGTTTAAACTACGATAATAGCTACCACCGCTGGAAACCAGCACACCCGATGCATAGGCCACTGTGGATGTATGTGGTTGTACATAGAAATAGATTATAGTAGATTCAGCACCTTCGCCATAGAGCTTGGCGTAGGGAGGAATGTCCAAGGTGTCAGTGATTACATAAACACCAGCTGGGAAAAACAAACTGCGACGGATTTGAGGATTGATGTCGCGGCAATAAATTTGATACATTGCACGATTGATGTCAGCAGTGACATCAGTTACACCGTCGCCAGTGGGACCAAAGTCTGTGATAATAGCATAGCTGTCCAGGCGACGTTGCAGACTTTGACTTACTGGGGTGCCCGAAGTTGCACCAGTCTGCACAGCATAACCAGCAGCTTCGCCTTTGTAAGTGTACGCAGTGGCAGCGCCAAGAATGTCAGAAAACTCAGTTAGGATTTCTGTGTTGCCAACTACTGGGGCACCATCTTCCAATGTGCCATTGCCAATGAATAATTGTCGGGTATCTAACGCCCAACCCAATTCGCCGCCGGCTAGCGGTTGTGGAAGATCTACTTCTAAGCCCTTGCGAGCAGTTACTCTTGAAATTTGTACTATTGCCACGGTGTGATTCCTCTGGATCACATATTTAGCGTGTCAAATAGTATAACTCCACTCGTTTCATCCACTCATTGCTCCAGTGCGCGAACTCTGTAGGACCCACTTCAAATTCCAAGTATTCTGGGGTAGAATAGCTGCCATCTGCTAATAGCTTGGGTTGGCAAGCCATTAAAATAACGCCGTCTTGGATGTTGGTGCCATGCATTTCATTGTGTGCAGCAGCATAGGCAGCAAGTTGCAAGAAATAGTCTTCAATCCACTCACGCTTTTTGGGCTTGTTGGTTTGCTTGAAATCCATGATAGCAGGGCGGCCTTTCCACACACCAATCAAGTCTGTGGTGCCTGCGTACAATCCAGAATAGAATAGCGGAACTTCTACACCCCAATATTCGTCCACATGCTGTAGTCCTTTGAGTATGATCTCTGCTGCCATAAACCAGCTGGGGTGAGCGTAAGGGTTACCGGGCAAGGGTTTCATGTCTGCTGACATTACATAGTGTTCCAAGTAGGCGTGCATCCTAGTACCACGATTGGCAGCTTCTGTGGTGATTTCTTGGGCACGTTTTTCGCCTACTGCTTTTTTCCAGTTTGCAAGGGCTTCGCGCTTTTCCTGCGGCTTGGTCTTGTCCAAGATAGTAGTGACACTAGGAACTTTAGAGCCGTCGGGCAAACAATAATGTCTTTTTCCGTCGATAGTTGTTCGGTCAAGGGGTGCATAATTGTAACGTGGTGTTATCATATTTTGTTTACTTCAATTCCGGATGTTTGTAAAAATTTGATGCCGGCATCATTGCGATATGCTTGACCAAAATACACGCGACGAATGCCTGACTGATATATGAGCTTGGCGCACTCAATACATGGGGCGTGAGTAATAAAAATATCAGCGCCAACACCACTGTTGTGACTACGTGCTAGTTTTGCAACAGCATTTGATTCTGCATGTAGTACCTCGGGCTTGGTTTTTAAACGGTAGCGGCCTTTCATTGCATAGCCACTGCTGTCATAATATTCACCTTCAAATGGCCAACGCTGCTGGATCTCTTCGGGATCAAGCCAACCGCCGGCATCGCCCATCCATTCCATGTCCTCGCAGTTGTTGTCCCAGCCTGCGGGCATACCGTTGTAGCCGTAGCTGATAACTGTGTCATCTTTGACTATGACAGCACCAACGTGCAGTCGGCGAGCATGACTGAGTTCGGCAGCCCGCTTGGCCCAGTCCATGTATAGATCAATGTATTTTTGTTTCAAACTCTAAAACTTTCCCCGCATCCACAACGATCACGTTCGTTGGGATTACGGAATTCAAAACCTTCGTTTAATCCATTTCGCACATAGTCAATGACCATGCCATAAAGATAGGGTCTGTGCTTGGGATCAATAAACACCCGTACACCGTTTGAATCATGATGTTCTACACAGTGCGGATGTTCGTGGTCTTGATATTCTAACACATAAGCAAGCCCAGAGCAACCAGTAGTTTTAACACCTACTCGAATGCCCAGACCTGAACCACGTTTTTGGAGTTGTTGCTGTATTTTGCGAGCAGCAATGTCAGTGACTGTGATCATTTATTGTGCCTGTCCAATTACGCAGCCAGGCACGTTGCAGTCGCACAATGTCCGCTGCCAATTCACCTTGTTCGCGCACAAAGTTAGCGGTGTAATCAAACACTGTGGGGTCAGGTAGCTTTACTTTAGCTGTAAGCTCATGCCCCGACCTATCCATGGTTTTGAGTCCGTGTTTACGAGCAAGATGTTGAATCTTTTGATTTTCTGTAATGCAGTGCATGTACAACACTTCGACGCCGTGAGTTTTGCCCCAGGCAATCATGTGGTCCATGAGTTCGTTGGCGATACCACTGCCTTGATATGCTTTTTCCACACTTACCGCCAATTCCCAATCCTCACCTTCGCGGGCTAAGTGTCCAAATCCCACAATGCGATCGTCGGTGTAATAGGTAAAAATATGATGATCATCCTGATGATACAGGATGTTGATAATCATTTGATCGATTGTGGCCGGCGAAGCTGCATAACCAAAACGGGTGTAGCGATCTTCGTCGTTGAGATTTTTCAAATGTTCAGCGTACTCGCGAAGATATTCAATGTGACTGTGTTGTATTTTCATGACGTTTTCTGTAATCTTCTACCGCCGCTTTGATGGCGTCTTCAGCAAGAATACTACAGTGAATCTTAACTGGAGGTAATGCTAGTTCTTCGGCGATTTGGCTGTTTTTGAGTTCTGCAGCTTGGTCAAGAGTTTTTCCCTTGACCCACTCAGTAACGAGGCTACTGGACGCGATCGCACTTCCGCAGCCATACGTTTTAAATTTCGCATCTGTAATAATACCTGTATCATTGTCCACCTTTATCTGTAGTTTCATAACATCTCCACAGGCAGGTGCACCTACCATGCCTGTACCTACACTGGGGTCATCCTTAGCAAAAGTTCCAACATTGCGCGGATTTTCATAATGATCGATAACTTGTTGTGAATAAGCCATAAGAAAACTCCTTAGTAAATTATAAGGTATTTAAATCAAAATGTCTAGAATTTTGGTTAAAGGCCGCGATCTTTACCAGCGGCTTTTTTGGCAGCAGCAGCCACAATGTCCTGTGCTTTGTTTACAGGCATAGCAACATCGGGCGTTTCGGCACCTTTGAATCTCAGTGTAGGCTCGTTGGGATCAACTGGTTCTAACACATTGCTGAGAGGTTCTTGTGCCACTAGGTCTACCAATTGGTCTGGTGTTATGTTGACGCCAAGATTTCGGGCAAGCCCAATGAAAGTGTTTTTATCAATTTGTTTTTGTGCGTCAGTGTCCTGGGCACGACCCGAAAGAAACTGTACCAAGCCCATGAGTGTATCGGGCTTGGGTGTTTCAGGATTTGCAGAAGTGTCAACTTCTACTATACGCATTATCGCTTGGCTCTTCCAAGTGCAGCAGCAGGTGCTTCAGCGCCAGCGTCGGCAGCAGCAGCGTCGAGATCATCGCCCACATCACCAAGTTCGTCGCCGGCAGCAGCCATGTCAGCCTCGGCACCAGCAGCGATGTCGGCGCCAACTTGTCCAGCAGCAGCTACACCAGCAGGAGCTTGTCCAGTTACAACGCCCAGGGCAGCGTCAAGTTGTTGCTTGGCACCTTGAATGTTCTGCAGCAGGCCTGTGAGAGCCGCAGTGGCATCGGTGTTGAATTGAGTGGCTTGATCCATACCAACTTGATTCTTGATACTATCAACCAAGGCAGGCAGTTCTTTGAATTGCAGTTCACTGACGTCTTCCAACATGGCTTGCATTTTGTCAACCATGTCTTGAGCAGCCAACACAACTTGTGCTTGTTGGATTTCGCTTTCTTTCAGCATGCGGTATGCGCGGCGCAAACGGCTTTCCTGAGCTACCATGGCAGCAGCAGAAACCAACTTTTGCTCTTCAGGATTCAATGTCTGTCCAGCAGCGGATTTCTTAAGAGCAGCTTGAAGCTTGGGATCTTTTACATTAGGGGCAGCAGGTGCGGTGGCTCCAGTTGATGCAGCAGGTGCAGCAGCACCGGGGGCAGCGCCAGGTACGGGTGCTTGTTCCTTGACACGGCTGGCCAAGGCGCTTTCTAGCATCACCAACTTGAGATAGCTGGGATCGCGCTCGCTGTGATGGCGTGCGGTGCTCTTGCGATGCTCACCAAGAATACCACGCACACGATTTAGCATGTGAGCAGCTTGGCGGCCAGTTAATTGATCAAGGCTGAGTCGCGAACCAAAATAACTTTCAAATACTTTTGAAATTTGTTGGCTGGACTTGGCAGCGGCGAGTTCGTTAAGCTTCATTTGAGAATCCTCTAAGTTGTAGGTATTTAGCCCGACTTATGCATTTTTCTAATTCGGAATTTACTAAATCATATGCATTTAGCTTGTTGGCTAGTTTGGTGTTTACAATTTCGTAAAAAGACTCTTGTCTACTGCGCTCACCCAAGGTGCGCCGACAGTGTATATCAGCTCCAAGAAGTTGCTTTTTACGGTCCAATGTTAAAATGTCAAAAGCCAATTGATATTGGCGGTATTTGTCAGCTACGCACCAGCTGACGGCTGCTCGCTTTGAGCCAAATACATGAATTACGGTTTCCCAATTACTGACTTCAAACCCACGTTCAGTTTCTTTGAGATGATAGTTGCCAAATATTGCATACCCGCCTTCATCGTCGTCAACAATGAGGTTCTTGATGTTGCGCTTTAATTCGCGCTCGGCAAAATGTTCTAATTTCTGTTGACGATTCATTTTAAAACATAGTGTGTTAGCAAATAGCCAATTGTGGCGGCCATGGCAGCAATGATGCCAATGCCCCAGCCAATGAGCTGATTGCTTCTGCGTTCTGCCAATTGATGAACTAGGCCGTGTGTTTTTTCAGCTAATTCTTTGACTTCTGCAACATCGTGTTTGACGTCGCTGAATTGCAGTTCCAATGCTCGGTAACGTTCAGCGCAGAGCTCAACGTGTGCTTCTAGACTTTTCTTTTCGATATCGGTTGGTTCGGACATGATCACATATTTACCTGTTCAAACCAAATATTTTTTAAAGGCACCAACACTGGTCCCGGAGTTGGTGTTTCATCTAGGCCAGTCATCATGGGCACACCATTGCAATCAATCAACAAGTTGGCAAAGGGATCTGCTTCGCCATCTTTGGCAAATACAAATTCACTGTCAGTTTCAAATGTAAATTCCCAGGTGCTGTTGTTGACTGTTGGCGCTGATATGTTTTCAGGCTGTGTTCGTAGCCCAATGATTTGCAGCAGCGTTTCGTAGTTGCGCTGTTGGTTGCGACTGCGATTCCATTGCTGTATGTCGTTGATGGTGTGCCCAGCTCGGTCTTGATAAGGGACTTCGCTGACACGAAAGTGACCGGTTGTTCCGGTCACAGTGCAATCAAAAAGTGTTCGACACAATACTTTCATTTTCGCAGTATTTAATGTCAAAAGAAAACCCCGGATAATTCCGGGGTTGTCTTACTAGTCGTTTAAAATTAAACGTTAGTGAAAGTAGCAGAACCAGCAACGTTGGCAGTTGGGATACCAATGTTCAGGCCGCCTGTGGCGTTAGCTGTTTGAGCAGCAGCAACCAGGGTAGCTGTAGTGTAAGCGCCTGTAGGATACAGAGCGATGTTCAACACAGCAGGGGCGCTAGGTGTAACTTGGTACATAGCAACAGTGGCGTTTTGCTGAACAGCTTGCAGAACGTTGTTGATGTAACCAGTAGCGTTGGCAGCACCGCTAGCACTGAGAACAGCGTTAGCAGTCAAGCTGAAGAAGTCCAGCTTGGGACCAGCAACTTGAACTGGACCGCCAGCAGCAATGTTAGCTGTGTTGGCGATGGTACCGTTCTGTACGTCGATTGCAAATACTGGTTGGGTAGTACCGTTAACTTTTGTAAAAATAGCCATTTTAAATCTCCTTGATATATGACCACATTGGGTCTGCTTTTATTTAGCCTTTTGGCAAATTTTGCACCGGTTGAGGGTTATTTCTCTGCCGATTTAGGGCAGCAAATGCTTCAGGTTCAAAGCGCCCTACCAGTTTAGCATAGCCGTCCGGGGTGGCCATGACCCAACCTTCTTGTCCCGGGAATTGTGTATCTGCCTGTCCCTTGAGCTGCATCTTGAGTTCATGCAGCAACTCAAACGCCAAAAATGCCGATGCCAAGGCTTCGGTGTTGCTGGCAGGACTGTTGAGATATTCCACAATGTTGTAGAACTTTCTTGGAGTAACTCGTCCCTGTAACCAATCGCCAAATTCCGACAACAAAGTATTTGCTGGAGGTAATGCTGTGCCCACCTTGGTATTGATAAAATCCACCGCCAACTTAAACAAGTCTGTGATCTGTTGTGCCCGCAGTTCAGCAGGATTAAACAGTGTACGCATCTTTTCGCCCTCAGTGCGCACCAATCGCTTCAAGCTGGCAACGATTTTGGGATCGGCTTTGAGACCTTGTGGTGTTGCCGGGCGTTCCAACATCAAACCCTGCACAGGATTAAATGTTACTCTGCTGAGTGGTTGGCGTGGTTCACCCTGATCTGCGTACATACTATGCACAGCTATGCCCACATTGCTGTTGGCAATGCGCTGACCCAAGGGACTCTTTACTGGAATGCGATACAAAGTAGTATTGGGTTGGAATACAAAGTTTCCTGCTTCCACAGGCGGCTGTTGCATGTACAGCAAATCGCCCTTGACATAGCCACGGAAGTTTTCTGGCAAGCTGGCTTCCAAGTAGGGCCACAAATCGCGGTACAGTTGAATTATTCCCGAACGCTCACCAGAACGCTGGCTTTGAATCTGTGCCATCATGGCAGGACTTGTGGCAAGACCATCGTAGCCCTTGGCTTCAAATCCCGAACCATCTGTGAGCACAAACTCTCCTGTGGCGGGTTTACGTCCCCAGATCACAGCAGGCTTACCGTCCCACTTGGCAGTGGTAACACCCGGTGTTTGCTCCATGTGTGCCACAATCTTCAATGCTTGTGCAATGCCATCGGGACCATGACGGAACACCAAGTCTTCCAAGTGTTCAATGCCCTTGGCTCGGCCGCCCACGCCAGGGTTCTCAGCTTCAACCAAGGCAACATATCCGCGATTGACAATACGATCGCGCAGGCGTGCTTCGTTTTCAGCCACAGACTGTTGGGGTTCTTGAATGCCTTCTCTAGCAAGATATTCCCTAAAGTCTTTGAGTTTGACATCGTGGTTGGGATCTTGAGCAAGATTAGCGTAGATTGTTTCTACGTTTTTTAAGTCAGTGCGAGTATACCCAGGGCCCAGCAAATATTCAGCAGCTTGGTCGGGATCTTGACTGATGACTTGATCAGTGGTTCTGCTGACCACGCCTTTGGGACCAACTTTGAGTCCCAGCGTTTTGGCTATCGAACTCATCAATATGTTGCGCAGATTTCCTTTGTAAGCCGAATCAACTCCGCCGGCCAGAAAGAATGTGCCCCAATTCAAGTTGGGCATGAACATAAAGTCAGTTTGCACAAATCCATTTTTAGCGTTGCCTAAAATAGGAGTTTTAAAATGCACAGCTTCGCCGCTGAGTCGCACAAAGTCTCTGGGATCTAAACGTTGACTCTGTGCAAAGCGTTCAAGATGTGCTCGCAATTCGGGCTTGCTAATGTCCCCGGTGTCAACTGCAAGATCAAGGTCACCTGAGTCAGCTTTTTTACCTGTGCTGCCCAACCATTTCAGGGGATAGCCAGTCAATGGATCATCCTCACCAGTTAAGTCAAGACCCGTGACTTGTTCCAGCCATTGAATTGTGCCAGGAATATCAGCTTGTTTAATACGTTGAGTCAGCGGCTGGCCATTTTTGTCTTTGAATACATTGCCGCCTTCTAGTAGATAATTCATTTTGTTGTGCCTGCGAGTTGTGCAAATGCCTGTGGATTGGATTTGGCAAAGTTTTGTAAGGCAGCAATGTCTTGATTATCAAGACCTAGTTTTGCTGCCATTTGCTGTGCTGCTGGACTCATGGGCTTGGCAGCAGAAGGTGCTGTTTTTTGTTGTGATTGATTGGTGGCGTTAAATGACAACATACTCTGTGCTGGCGCTACTACATCACGAGCCAAAGATAAGAATACTTCTGGTAAGATATTTTTATTTGTAGGTGCAACAGTTTCTTTCCACAAAGCGTTCATTTGGCTGGCGTAATTTTGCTTGATGATTTTTGCTGCCTGTTCCATGGCTGGGTCACCAGCCACTTCTTTATCCAAGGTATTGATATCAAATCCACGCTGAATTAAATCTTGCACCAAACGGTCCATTTGCGGACGCAGTCGTGTGTTGAGATCATTGGGGTTTACTTGCCCCAAGGTGGGTACCGGGGGTCTAACATCTTTGAGAAATGTCTGTACCATTTGACTCCAGCTTTTTTGCATGCTCTGTGCCAGGGGTTGAATGCTGGCTTGATTTATATTCATTGCTGCTAATTGGCGCTCACCAGTGGCTGGAGTTTTTTGTTGCACAGTGCCGCCCAGGGCCGCCTGTTGAAAATTCTGTGCTAGCCCTTGGCCAATGCCTGCGGCCAAAGATCCCAGAAGCCCATCTTCATTAACGGCTGCTTTATTTTTGGCAGTGATTTCAAAGATCTGCATGTGTTCTCCTTACTGATCTACTGAATTTGCCCGAGTCCTTGGTTCTAATTGCGTTGAGCAATTTGCGAGTGAGATTCTCAGCTTGATCAGGCGGGTAGGCTGCTTCAATTTGTTCGACCAAGCGTATTGCACTGGCAATGACATTGCTGGCTCTGCTTTCAATCAACAGACGCTGGTCACGCTCGATGTATAACGAGTCTAGTTCTTCTAAAATACTGCGTGTCTTTTTTTGCATTTCGTCAGGGGCCTTTGGATTATTTAGTGTTTTCTTGCCAACAATAAATATCAATAATAGCACACCTACAAGGAATATTCAATGACCAGTTCTATCAACCCCAACAACATTGACGGCAATTACCCAGTTGCTGGAGTACCCAACAACACCCAAGGTTTTCGTAATAACTTTACCAATACCAAAACCAATTTTCAGTATGCTGCCGACGAAATAACTGAACTACAAAGCAAGTCTGTTTTTAAGTCTGCTCTGAGTGGATCTACCTTGGACAACAACATGAATGACAACCTCATTTATGCTGTCAAGCTGAATGATGTTAGTTACGCATATTTGCAAAATACAACAACTTCTGGCACAGTAACTTTGGACTATGCAGCCGGTCAAAGTCAACTAATTTCAACCACAGGTAGTGTAAGTCTAGCATTTACTAACTGGCCAACCAGCGGATCGTTTGGTTACATGGATCTTACTATCAACATCAACAGCACTGCACACACATTGACTTTGCCTGCTAATGTAAGCATAGGATTGTTTGGCTTAGAAGGAATCAGTCCAGGAACACCCGGAGTTTCTAATACTATCACGTTTGGACAGACTGGACAATTTTCGTTTAGATTTACTTCTCCCGACGGCGGAAGCACTATTACAATTTTTGACTGGAGTCGCCCATACAACGCATTCAATAACACACTGACATTGTTGGCACCAAGTGTGGCCGCCAATGCAGCTGGCGCACTCAACATTGTTGGTTCATCTTCGGGCACTTACCAACCGGTAACCAATGCTGGAGGTATGATTCACATTACCGGCAACGACGGTGTCAGTAGCAGAATCACAAATGACGCCTTTGGTACTGGTGCCATTCCCACTTACTCCACTAGAGCAGCACGGGGCACCGCAGCCACACCCACTGCAATTCAAAGTGGCGATGTAATAGCAAGATTTGGTTTCACTGGCTGGGATGGCACAGATTTTGGTGCACCGGGTGGTGCAGGTTGTGCCATAGAAGCTGTGGCCATTGACAATTTTACCAGCTCTGCACAAGGCACAAATCTTAAACTTTACACAAGTCCTGCTAGTGCAAACACCAAAACACTGAGTATGACTGTGGCCAGCAATGTGGTCACTGTTGTTGGCAACGTTGCCGTGGGCGGCACAGGTGGTATCTATATCACCGACGGTGGCACTATTGGCTACAATAATGGATCAGGTGGTACAATATCGCAAAGTGGTAATAAATCACAACCTGTTGTTCTTAACAAACCTAGTGGAGAGATCACTATGCAAGCAACTTCACTTGGCGCAGATACCACAGTTCAGTTTACACTGACCAACAGCACTATTGCTGCTAAAGATTTGCTAATCTTAAACATTGTTGGCGGTGTTGCCACAGGTGCTGCTTACAACTTAGACGCAACTTGCTCAGCAGGTTCGGCAGTGATCAGTGTAAGAAACATTACCGGCGGTTCACTCAGCGAAGCCATTGTGTTACGCTATGCAGTGATCAAAGGTTCGACAACATAATTGAACTTTCCCAAGCCTTATCCCAGTCAATTTGAATTTCGCGGAGAGTCCTTGACCTGTTATGGGTCAGACTTCCGCGATGCTGTGACTTATCAATTCAATGATCAGGGCTATCGTTCTGATCACAATTTTGACATCAATTCTACCACCCCCACAGTGGCTTGCTTGGGCAGCAGCATTGCCACTGGACATGGACTAGAGTTAGAGCAGTGTTTTGGTGCGCAAGTTGCCAGGCATCTCGGCTATGATTTTTGGAATCTAGGGCAAGGATGTTTTAGAAGCAGTAATCAAACCATAGCAGAACAAATAGAATATCTTGTAAATTCAACTGCGCCCACAGAGTTTTACATTATTCAATTCACACACATCAATCGACAAGGATCCAAGAGTGCGTCTTACTTGGAGTTTGATCAAAACATTTGCGTCAACAATTTTGTGGAAATTTTACAAAAAACCACAACATTACTAAAAGACAAAAAATGGTGTTGGTTATTGATGGACTGGAGCGGTGCTGAATTTCCGCAGTCAGTGTTGAATCATCCCAATAAAATTGCCATAGACCCCGACATTGTGGATCATGTGTCTGTTGCAGGCTACGAGCATCTTGCACCATCAACGCAGGCCTTGAGACTGCTGAGTCTGCACCCCGGGCCTCTTTGGCACCAGGACATTGCCAATCAAATCATTGATTTCTATAACAACTACTCAAAGACGCCAAATCCCGCCGAGTCGCTGGCTCAGTAATGT